TCCAAAACCTTTGGTTATAGGAGATGTTCAATATCCAGCTAGAATATTTTCTGCATGGACTGCAAGTGAATTAGCAGCTATTGGAATTATAGAAGTAACGTTTGATGACAGTAATAAAAAAGATGAACAGTGGTACACTAACACTAATCAAACTTTTACCTATGATGCAGATGCTGGAACTGTGACTGCAACTTACGGAACTGCTACTGCTAAAGCTCATGCTGATACTACTTGGTCACAACAAGATTCAGATGACGGAGATTTACCAAGTGACAAATCAGTTGGTGATTTAAAAGTTGAAGGATTAAAAACAAAATTAATTAGAACAGTCAAAGCTCAAGCAGAGGGTTTATTAAATCAAACTGACTGGTACATAACACGTAAAGCAGAAAAAAATACAGCCATCCCTAGTGCTATTACAACATGGAGAGATGGAATTAGAACTAAACAAGCAGCAATGGAAACATTAATTACTAACGCATCAAACACACCCGCTCTTGAAACTTTATACGCTTATGTAAATACAGCTGATGAAGGGGACCCAGTTGTAATGGCGAGACCATTAGGAGAGTTCCCAGAATTAGGATCTTAATATGCCTCTAATACTTGGAACTAACTCCATAAAAGACACAGGCTTTAATGTAGCTAACTCATGTAGATTTGATACAAATGCTTCTATGACTAAAACCTCATCTACTGGAAGTAATACAAAATCTACTCTTAGTGTTTGGGTTAAAAGAAGTAAATTAGGAGCTGAACAAAAAATATTTAATTTTACTGGTGGTAGTAATAATTTTAACATTGAGTTTAAAAGTACAGATATTTTAGCTGTTAGTTCTTATGACGGTTCTTCTCAAATGAATTTAAGACCAAGTAGAGTTTTTAGGGATGTATCAGCTTGGTATCATATAGTAATTGCAATAGACACAACTCAAGGCACAGCAGCTAATAGGGTTAAAATTTATGTTAATGGAGTTCAAGAATCATCATTTGGTACGGAAACATATCCTGCTGAAGATGAAACAATAGAAATGAATGGTAGAAATTCTACTAATCCTTTTGTTGGACAAGACGGTGGTGATGATAAATTTTTTAATGGATATTTAGCAGAGTTAGTTTGGATTGATGGCTCACAACTAGCAGCAGATTCATTTGGAGAATTTGATTCTGATAGTGGAATATGGAAGCCAATAAATGTATCTGGTTTAACTTTTGGTACAAATGGTTTTTATTTAGATTTTGAAGCTAGTGGTAATTTAGGAAATGATGCTAATGGTGGAACTGATTTAGGAGAAACTAATATAGCAGCAACAGATCAATCTATTGATACTTGCACAAATAATTTCTGTACTATTAATTCTTTAGATAATGAAAGTGGAAATATAACAATAACTGAAGGAAACTTAAATTTTAAAGTCACTGGAAATGCCGATGAAACTAACAGAGGTACTTTTGGTTTTACTAAAGGAAAATGGTATTTTGAGAGTAAATATATAGATGATACTGGTGATGGTCAATATGTACTTATTGGTGTTGCTTCAGCTTCCGATCAAGATATTGGAACACCAAGATCAGATATGGAAAGAACTGGATATTATTCGATACAACTTACTTCAACATCTCCAGGAGTTAGACCATTTGATAATGGTAGTGCAGGTTCTGGTTTAGGTAATTCAGCAGTAGATGACATTCATATGTACGCAATAGATATGGATAATAATAGATTTTATGCTGGAAGAAATGGTACTTGGTATGCAAGTGGCGACCCAGCTGGTAATGCTAATCCTTTAATAACTATGGATGATGGTTATACAACATTAATGCCATCTATTTGTACGAAACAGGATGGAATAGCTGCTTTAAACTTTGGCTCTCCATCTTATGCAATTTCATCAGGTAACGCAGATGGTAATGGATTTGGAAACTTTGAGTATGCGGTTCCATCGGGATACTTTTCCCTTTGTACCAAAAATTTAGCGGAGCACGGATAATGGCTTATACAACTATAGACAAACCATCAGATTATTTTGAAACAAAACTTTATACTGGTAATGGTGGAACACAATCTATTACTGGTTTAGATTTTCAGCCAAATTGGGTGTGGATTAAAGATAGAGATGATACTTATAAACATATATTAGTAGATAGTGTTAGAGGTGCAACTAAACATCTTGCATCAAGTTTAACTGCTGCAGAAATAACAAATACAGCTAATGTAACTTCATTTACTAGTGATGGTTTTGCTTTATCTTCAGATGGTAATGTTAATGCAAATGCTGATAAATACGCATCATGGAATTGGAAAGCTGGAACAGCATTTAGTAATGACGCAAGTTCAACAGGAATAGGAAGCATTGATAGTACAGGAAGTGTTAATCAAACTGCTGGGTTTAGTATTGTGTCTTTTACTGGTAATGCTACTGCTGGTGCAACGATTGCTCATGGTTTAGGAGCTGTTCCATCATGGATACTTTTAAAAGATAGAGATCTAGCAAAAAATTGGAATTCTTATCATAAAGGTATTGATAGTAGTCCTCAAAATTTTACTATTAGATTAAATAATACAGATGCTAAACTTGATACACCAGCTAATGGTTGGAATGATACTGCACCAACAAGTTCAGTATTTTCAATAGGAGATGGAACACAAGTAAATACTTCTGGTTCTAATATGATCGCTTATATTTTCGCAGAGAAACAAGGCTACTCAAAATTTGGAAGCTACATTGGTAATGGAAATGCAGATGGAACATTTGTTTATACAGGTTTTAAACCTGCTATGATTATACTTAAAAGAACTGACGCTACAAATAATTGGCATTTAGCTGACAATAAAAGATTAAATCCGTATAACCCAACATCTGCACAAATGTATCCTAACTTAAACAATGCAGAAGCAGAACAAGCAGATTTAGATATTTTGTCAAATGGTTTTAAACCTAGACAGGTTCATGCTTTTATGAACGCATCAGGTGGAACATACATCTACATGGCTTTCGCTGAAAATCCATTCGTAACATCAACAGGAGTGCCTGCAACGGCAAGATAATTATGTTACAAAAGGTACAATTTGCACCCGGATTTAATAAACAAGTTACAGCAACTGGTGGCGAAGGCCAATGGGTTGAAGGTGATAATGTTAGATTTAGATATGGTTATCCAGAAAAAATAGGTGGTTGGGCACAATTAGGTTCTACAAGTTTAACTGGTAGGAATACTGCTATACACCATTTTGTAAATACAGCAGGAATTAAATTTGCAGCATTAGGTACTAATAGAATATTATATGCTTATTCTGGTGGTATTTTTTACGACATACATCCAATTAAAGCCACTACAACTTTAACTAGTGCATTTTCTACAACAAATGGATCTGCGGTTGTAACATTAACTTTTGCATCAGCACACAATATAAATAAAAGTGATATTATTTTATTAGATAATTTTACAAGTATTACTAATTCTAATTTTGGATCTGGCGATTTTACAGACACAAAATTTATGGTAACAGATATACCAACCGACACTACTTTAACAATAACTATGCCCTCTAACGAAGGTGGTTCTGGAGCAACTACTTCTGGTGGCATACGTGTACAACATTATTACCCAGTCGGACCAGCAGTTGAAGTTGCATCTACTGGTTGGGGTCTTGGATCATGGGGTGGTGTAGCACAAGGACAGTTTACATCAACACTATCATCAGGAATAAATGCATCGGTTACATCATTAACTATGGCTAGTTCAACATCGTTTCCATCATCAGGTACAGTACAAATTGGTTCTGAGTTAATTACATATACCGGTAATAGTGGCGGCACATTATCTGGACTAACAAGAGGAGCCAATGGTACAACAGCAGCAATACATTCATCAGGCGCAACTGTTACAGACGCAGCAAACTTTTTTGCATGGAACGCTGCAGCATCAGGTGACATTGTAACAGATCCTGGTCTATGGTCACTAGACAATTTAGGTAATAGTTTAGTTGCAACTATATTTAATGGTGAAAGTTTTACATGGGATTCAGATGCAAATAATGCTACAAGTACAAGAGCAACAATTGCAAGTGGTGCACCAACTGCATCACGTGATATGTTAGTATCAACACCCGATCGTCACTTAATATTTTTTGGTACAGAAACAACCATAGGAACTAAATCCACACAAGATGAAATGTTTATAAGATTTTCTTCTCAAGAAGATATTACAGACTACACACCTACAGCAACCAACAGTGCTGGTACACAAAGACTGGCCGATGGATCACGGATCGTTGGCGCACTAAGAGGTAGAAATG